GTACCCAAGTATTGATAAAGCCTGTCCTATTCTCTTTGTATTGGTCCTAAATGATGTAAATTTGTTTTCTAATTGTAGTTTTATTTGAGTATTTGTCATTTCATGAAATTCACTGTGCATCATTAAATCTGTTATTAATTCCTGTTCGGCCATTACTTCCTGATTTTTCAATGTGCTTTCATTCAAATTATCTATTTCTTCAGGTGTTAAAAACCATCCTGTCCTATCTTGTTGCCATTCATGATATAATTCCATAAATAAATCATTCTTATCTATACTTCTAAATTTTTCAATATCAAATGACACTACATTGACTGGTATTATACGCCTATTGCCTGTATAATCGTTTATTATTTCACTTTCATTCGTTGTGCCACCTAATACTGCAATACGTTCTAAATCTTCGCTTACTTTACCGTATGGCCTACGAACGCTAAAATGTTGCTTTGAAGATAGGTTTTTCAGTTTTTTATAATCGCTTTTATTTTTTCCACCAAATTCATCATCTACAATGAGTATTTTTTTAGTCATAAGTATTTCACTGTCTTTACCCTCATCAAGTGAAGATTCAGCGTAATACTCTCTTAATTCTAAAGGTAATAGGCCCCTAAAAAATTCAGTTTTTGAAATACCTTGTTTACCATTAAGTACCAAAATCATAAGCGAATAAGTACCATGTGCGCTACCTATAATTGACAGTAGCCATTTTTTTAAAAACACATTTAAATAATCGGTAACGCTATAATTTACCCCTTTAATATTTACTTCATGATTAACCTCAAAACATGATACAAGCCTATCAAAATTCCCTTTTGGCTTTAGGTGTGCATACTTTGTAAAAAATGACCGTATTGGATTATAAGCTGTGGTATTTTCAGGGTTTTCAATTAGGGTAAATATTTTATCTTTTGAAAGGTCATCGCTTATGAGTTTCCAGCATTTTGCATAGAATTTAGCAAGTACCCTATCTGTCATTGGTTCTTTTCCAAATTCGTAATTTCTTGTGATTTCATTAAACCTAACTTTAGAAAGTTTTATAAGGTCCACCACTTCATCAAGTTCCGTTCTTTCTTTTTCCTGATTATCAATTTTATCAATAATTTCATCTACTTGCTCAAATCCCATTTCCTCAAGTGTAATTTTTGCCTTTTCTTTATTTTCAGAAAGTTTTACTACTTGGGTTATTTTCTTTGTCTTTTCAGATACGATGTTTATACCTGCTTGTTTACAATAGTAATATACCGTTGCAATTGACACGCCTGACCCTTTGCGCTTAAGTGCAATATCAAACATTTTATTGCATTTATCATAATCGTATTTTGCGCTATTTTGCGAAAAAGCATGGAAGTAATTGCGACCATTACCACCAAATTCAGAAGCTAAAGCGAAAGCAAATTTTATCCAAACATCATACTCTTCACACATATTTTCAGCTCTTGCTGTAACCTGCCTAACTATTTCATCAAAATCGTTTTGTGTTGTTGGGTAAAATTCAGCGTTTTGCTTCTTTTCCTTTTTTGGATAGCTTTTAAATATTTTTGCTTTTTCGTTGATGTATACATCAGGATCATAAGAAACATAACGTAACGATGCAACATTTTTAGGTGCAGGGTCCGCTATCAATTTATACTTTTCTAAAAAGTATTTTTCAAGTCCAAAATATGATTCTTTGTGTTTTTCGGGGTTAATACGAAAAAATATAGCATATCCAAATCCACCTACTGATTGATGAACTGCATATACATAAGGGTCCTTTTTAATTTCCTCAATATCAAACTTTACTACCTGGTCCTTTGCATCTAAATCAATACACATAAACCCTGAATGAGAAACTAATCCTTTTTCATTTCGTGCGCTAAAAGTTCCTGAAGTGGTTATACAAGGTAGTTTTTCTTTTGGAAAATTGCCATTTCTATAAGCAAGTACATCATCCTGCCATGCCCCTAATTTTATATTTTCTAAGTATTGTTGAAAAAGTAAAATTGATTCAGGTTTACTTGAGTTGTTACCTGCTTTAAAAAGGTTTACATTCATAAAAAAAAGTCATTTTATAAGTTAAAAAAGCCCTCTTTTGTACTCACATAAGGACCAGTTATGTTTTCCGAAAGAGGGCAATAAGTTATTAAAAAAGCCTGGTCCGCTTTACCTACAAATATACTAAATTACTTCAAACAATTCAAAGAATTTAGCTTTATTTTTTGGTGAAAGTTGTGATCAAAATGGTAAATCATCTGGTGCGTTGCTTTGCGATGTTTGTTCAGGCTCTTTAACCTCATCAGCTTTTGCAACTTCGATTTTTCCATCAGTCCAAAATACTTTACCATTGCCAAAATACCATTTATCGGTTTTAGCATCTCTTTGCTCTTTTGTTTGTTCAGCAAAGTAACCGATATTTTGACCGTATTGGTTTGACCGTTCACTTATTGAGGCTGTGAACTTAAATCCTTTTTCGCCTTTTTTCTTTACAGTTGCGATAATCTGTTCTAATTTTTCGAGGGTTATGTACCCTGAGATTAATGTACTCATTGTTATTTGTTTTTAAATGTTTAAAATCTTAATTCCTAAATTATGTGCTAACTGCACCTCAATACGGGCCCCTTTCGATTCACGCCAATTTGGGAGTAAATACAGTGCATCGGCTTTCATCATTGCGCTAATGCACTCCCTCATGTATGATTGCCAGGTCTTATCATGGTCGTGTTCTAACTCCATAGGGTTAATAACGTCATGACCTTGTAAATTTAACTCTTTTTCAGCTATTTTAAAAGCTAATTTAGCTTCCATTTCCATTCCTGATACTTTACCTGCTATGTATATTATCATATCACCCATGCCATTTCATCAACGTTAAAAAATTCACTCTCATTTGCTACCACCTTTGATTCGCCCTTGTTTGTTAATCCTAATGCCCTACGTCTAAGGTGGATGAGATATATCTTCACTCCCAATTTTTGCGCTATTTTTACTGCTTTCATTTCTTGATTATCCAAGATGAACTCATCAATAACGTTCATATTATCAATTTTTTCATATACATATACTTTTAACGGTTTTACGCCTAACTGATTACACATTCGATGTACATACTCAACAGATACGCCTAAGTGTGTAGCCATTTCGGGTGCTGATAGGGAGTGGTAGTTTTGTTGAACGAATGATATTTTAAATGGTTTGTTGCGCATTAGAATAGTGATGATTGAGTTTGTGATAAAATAACAGATTCTATATTCTTTTTAGCAAGGTCAAAGTATGATTCTTTTAATTCAAATCCTATTGCATTTCTACCCATTTTTAAAGCCTGATATACTTCGCTACCAATACCCATAAATGGTGTAAATACAATATCGTTTTTATTACTGTAAAGGTGTATTAATCTTTGAATGGTATCAAGTTGCAATGGACAAATATGTTTTTCATCATTTTCATCTCTGCCATTTCGATAACCTTGCAATGTATTACCATAATCTATATCCATCCATACTGGTGATGCGTATTTTTGCCATAAATCTACACTTAATTCAGTGTTTGTTACTGGGTTATTTCTTTCGCCATCTTTACGAAATACCATAACATAATCAGGTATTCCTACCCTTGACATTGTACTATCTTTTTTGATTTGCTTATGAAGTAATCCTAATGCTTTAGTTCTTTGCATTTCTACTACTGGGTCTTTCCAAATAGTGATTCTTGATGCGTAAATAAATCCAGCATCTTGAAACGCTTGTAAAATCATTCCGCTAAAATCTCGAAGCCCGATATACCCCTCTTTGCCTTTTTGAATAGGTAAATCCATACAATGAACTGCAACATTACGACCTTGCATCATTACCCTATAAAGTTCTTTAATCAGGAAACCAAATTGAGTTAAAAATTCATTGTAATCTTTAGAATTACCCATATCTTCTAAATGGTTAGAATATGTATATAATTCAGCAAATGGAGGTGAAAACACGCTTAATCCAATACTTTCATCAGGTATTGAAGATATTAATTGACAGCTATCACCACGTTTGATAGTGTATTTTTCGTTTGATACAGTTTCATTGTCATAAACTGCACTCATTGTGTTTTGACCTGCTAAGTTTGCATTAATTGCTTTGCTCATTTCGTCTTGCATAATTTCAAATTGTTTTTGTTTGGTATCAATAGCTTGTTTAACATTTGCCATTGTATCAGTTGTGATTAAATAAATATGTACTTCGTTTTTTTGCCCGAATCGGTATGACCTTCTCATGGCTTGATATAAACCCTCAAAAGAAAAATCCAATGATGCGAATACTTGATTTCTACAATTTTGGTAATTCATACCAAAGGAGGCTATTTTAGTTTTAGTAATCAGTATGCGAAATTCATTATTTGCAAATCCCAATAGCTTTTCTTTTTTCCATTCATTACTATCGCTACCTTTTACTTCTATTGCATCAGGTAATAACTTTTTAAGCAGTTCACCTTCTTCATTTTGCTTTATCCAAATAATAAAGTTTTCATCAGGCTTTTCATTGATAATTTTAACTACTTCATCAAGTCTTTCAAGTTTTGTTAATCGCAATTCGCTATTGAAGTTTGTTGCTGATATTATGGCATCATTGAATAATTGACCGTTACCACGTTTTGGAGTTGTAATTTGGTTCTCATAAATGTTTAGTTTTGGCAAATCATATCCAGTCATTTCAAAGCCTATATCTTGTGGTTTGTTTAACATTATTGCCCATGTCCCAATGAACTGATAAAATAACTTAATTGCATGACCTTTTAAACGCCATTTAGCGGTTTCACCGCCATCATGCACAAAGTACATAGCTAACATTTCATTACGGCTCATTACGTCTAAAAATTCGCTATGATTACCTAATTCCATAGGGTCATTTGGTGAAGGTGTTGCTGTACATGCTAACTTATACGGAGTTCGTTTGAAATTATCAATAATCAGTTTTTTTGTAGCACCTTCAAAGTTTTTAAGTATTGAACTTTCATCAAGTACAATGCCACTGTAAATGGTACAGTCTATGTTATCAATTTGCTCATAGTTTTGAACGTCAATATTTGACATATCAATTCCAAACTTACTACCCTCTTGCATTGTTTGCCCTACAACCGCCAATGGTGCAAGTATTAAAACTTTGCCGTTTGTATATTTACATACTTGATTTGCCCATTCAAGTTGCATCAGGGTTTTGCCTAATCCACAGTCAGCAAATATGGCATATTTACCAGCTTTTAATGATCGTTTGACTATAAACTTTTGAAAGTCAAACATGTTGCTATTAAGCTGATTATCATCTATGTCAAAACCTGACATGATGTGTACTTTTTGTTTCTTTTTTAGAAATTCGTTATATTCTTGATTCATGTTGCTAATTTATATTTGTTTTTGATTCTTTTTTATTAAATGAGGTGAATGTTACAATTTAAGCGTTAAATAATATTCCCTCCCAAGTTCAACCTTCTTATAAAGCATATCCATAACCGATTCATCATAGCTAAACTCAAATACCTTTACACGTTGCATCGGTGGTATTGACTTAATACAGTCGTTATTCAGCTTTATTTGAGTGCAGTGGTCTATATAGTCCTGATTCTCATAATCACGCCCGTATTGCCATGCTACACGTTCACATTCCTTAATTATAGCCTCATCAGTGTTTGGTACAAGGCAATATATTAACCGATATGATTTACGACCCGTTAAAGCCATATAGCATTGCGCTTGTGTAAGGTATAGTTTTGTCGGCTCAGCTTCAAAAAACGTTCTAAGGTTGTAGCAAGTTTTAATATCTTCAACATAATCGCTAAGGATAATATCGGGCGTACCAATGATGAAGTCATTTTTTAACGTTTCACGATTTTTAGATCGAAATGCACCGCCTAAGACTTGTTGCGCTAATGCCATTGATTCTTGCTCAAGTCTTAATCCCTTAGTCATAGCATCGGTGGTAATGATTTCACGATAACCGAATGTGTTTTTTAACCACATTGCCTCTATCATCGTTTTAGCTGTTAGGCTTAATTGCCCTGCTTCGCTTTTTAACTTTGGTTCTGTTAATAGGGCACCTGCATTGTGGCACCGGAAAAGTAGTTTATCCATTTTGCCCTCCTTTCAATTCGCTAAGTTTCGCATCATAAATCTTAACCAAACCGTAATGTTGAACGCTGTCATATACGGTAACAAGTAATTCAGGTGTTTTGGCATCTGCTATGAAGTCAGTGATGCGTTTAACCTCTGTTAAGTCGTTAGTTTGTTCAATGCTTTGCGTATTAACATCCCTTTCCTGAAAGTCTTGTTTGTTGTAAATATCTGCTGCAATACCAAGTTCGGCAGCACACTTTTTTAAAGCATCAGTAGCCGCCGCCTTAAAGTCATTACCCAAGTTCAAAGGCGTTTCCGTTCCCGACCTGCAAATCACTTCTTTACATCCAAATTGCATTTTTACGATTTGTCGGCCATTAACCCTACATGTAAGTTTACCCTTAACAATGACTTGTTTTCCTACTACCTGTTCGCTTACTACTTCAAAATCCCAATCCCAACCAAACATAAGGTTAAGGACTTTTCGCACATAGCCACCGCTTACATAATCCCACGTTCCACCACCCTTTGCCGGGCGTGTGTGTACATACTGTTTAGGTGTTTTTTTGAGCAATAACGCTAACTGTGATGCGTTTAATGAGTTATTTTCGACAAGGCTTAACTCTTTAGCCTCTATTTTGATTATTTCCATGTTTATATTTATTTAAAATTTTCGATTTGTTCATCAATTAGCTGAATAAAATATTCGCTATCCTGGTCGCTGTACCTTGTTGATAACACCTCTTTACGAAGTGCTATCAACTCGGTTATGCTAACTGCATTTAAGATACGTTCTTCCATGTTATTGACCCTCCTCTTCGTTTGATGTGTAATTATCATCTTCATCATGCAAGTCCAATGTGTCAAGGACGTTTTCGATAAAGTGTTCGCCTAATGTGTCGGTAATATCAGTTGAATGTGTTAGTTCGCACTCATGGTAATTATGTGCCATTACTTTTACGTCCTCTACTGATTCTAAGTCCCATTTGAGACTAATTTCCCAGTCTTGTCTGAAGTTGCTAAACCAAACTTCGTGAATGATTTTTTTAAATGATTTCATGTTTTATTTGTTTTTAAAAATTAAGAATAAGATTAATGACTGTGATAGTAGCTAATACCACCACCCCTACTACCAAAAGCAGGTTTACTAAGTCGTTGTATTGTTGATGTTTTTTCATAGTGCGAATATATAACCTGATATGTTACGATTTTAAATAATGCGGTGAATGATAGGTATTTTGTGGTGAATGGGTGGATAAGCGATACTAATAGCGGTTAGCGATGAGTTAGCACCAATTGTAAATAACCCAATCTGTAGCCATCATATCAGAAATGAAAAAATTGGCGTTTTCCCACTTCACTTCGCTTTCTTTTCTGTGAAAATCCCATTCCAATCTACTTTGTTCATCTGTGCTTAACCTGTATTTTACTGCACCTGTTACGCTCGTTCTTACAAGCAATTTCCCGTTTTTCATTTCTTTTACAGCCCACTTCCACGAACCTTTTAGTCCGAAAAAACGAACAACTGGTGCTAACACGCAATATAAAAAATGCCTGTTTCCTACTAATTTTGAAGTTTTTGTTTTCATATAATCTTTATTTAAAGTTTGATAAATTTGTGTTTCAATTACGGCACTTTTCATATTGCCGTCCGTTATGCGTCACCTTGCAGATGCTCCGAAACATAATCTTTGACCATTTTTTTTATCGGTTCGACAAATTTCACACGGACACGAAAGGCAATAGTTTTAGTTTCATAGTCTGCTTTTTTACGACCAGAGTTAGTCCGCTTTCCGCCTTTGTTCGATTTGGTCAATTTGCTCTCTAATTTTATTTTTTTCTTGTGCATAATAATCCCATTTTCTCATTTTTTTTGCATAACGCTGTGTTTGCCATCCATCTTCTAAAACAGAGCCCCTACATTTAGAAAGCTCTGTTTCAATTTTTTCAAGTTTAGTATGCAACTTCTGTAATTCTAAGTCCATTTGTTACTTGGTTTATTCTGTTAATTACAATACGTTGAACTTTTTTACCTTTTACTTT